TCTCCAGACTTTCGGAATGCGGTGTCTGCTTCCACAGCGTCTACTCGTTTTCCAAATTCATTAAACTCGTTTGATACTGCTGCAATATCTTTTGCAACTGCTGCAAACGAATCCTTTACTGTATCAACATCTACCTTTGAAGACTTAAGCATTTCTACTTCTGCCTGCAAAGACTTTACTGTTGACAATAGATCGCTAAAGGCTGATGTTAGATTATTCTTGATTTCTGCAATTGCTTCTACAACTACATCATCTGACTTAGATACATCTGCGTCTGTGTCTGCTACCTTTTCAACTTCTTCTGCAACTGGTGCATCTTCAGTATTTTCTGCAACTGCTTCGTCTGACTTAACAACATCTGTTGTTTCTGCCTCTTCTGCTTTTGCAACTTCTTCAGTAACTTCTTCAACCACGGCATCTGCCTCTGGAGCGACCACAACATCTTCAACTACATCTGTCTTTTCAACTTGTGTTTTTGATTTTGTCATAGGTTGTACCTCCTTGTTAATCTTAGAAGTATTAATGCCTTTAGCACTATCAACTAAGAATTTTATCATTGTTGTTTTTTCATCATCCGTTTTTTCAACGAACCCTATATTTTCCATCTGCTCTCCAGTAATGGGGCTAACTTCTGAATCGTTTTCAGATGATATAACAATTCCATTTTCCTTATCATAAAAAACATTTTCTAGCACTGTTGAATCTGCCTTAATAACATCTACGCCATCAACCTTTTCAACTGAAACAATATTTGCAAACTGATTTGCTGGGGAATCCACAAGACTCAACTCAACTAAATCATAATCCTTAATAATTCTAATTTGTGAATCTGACTTCTCATCATATCCGTCATCCCACTTATTCATTCTTCCACCAATAGAAAATCCTGTTAGTGTTCCATCAAGAACCTTTTCCCATGTGTCTTGTGCGCCCTTTGAAACATATGCTGATACAAAGACACCCTTATAAAACTTCTTTGATTCTGGATCAAAATACTTATCTTCTTTAAAGTTAACCATCTTACCAACTGCTAGTGGCTGATGCATTTCTCTGATGTTCCCACGGAATCTTGCAAACGCATTCATTGATGCTTCAGATGTCACAATATCCATCTGCTTATCAAGATTATCTAATGAAGCAAAACCTGAAACGATTCGACGCTCTTTGTCTACCTTGTTAAAAGGCATCGAAAGACGAAGATTTTCCCCATCTGAATTCCAATGGGCCTTAGATATATTGCTCACCATTATATTATAAACCCCTTTTTATACATATATCACATATTGGACATATTGGACATTAAGGAGTTCTTCGTCCCTCTCCCTTTGGTGCTCTGCCAGCAACTGTTGAAGTACTGTCAGAGTTGTTATTGGTTCTTTCTGCATCTCTAGATCTTGTCGTTCTTGCTTCTGCTGCAGATGCTGGACTTAAGTCTAGAACGTCATCTCCACCATCTCTTTGTGGCATATCCAAAACAACTCTTGCCTCGTTAGGAGTCATGATCTGATTCTTAACATATCTTTCAAGAATTTGAGACTGTGCGATCTCATCTGTCAGTGTTAACTCGTTAAACACAAACTCAATGATGTCTGTCTTTTCCCGAATAATCTTGTTGATCATTTTCTCAAGTTGTCTTTGTGCTGGTCTTGCAACCTGCTCCTTAAAGGTACGATCCTGTGCAAGTGCTGCTGCAATAGAACCAGAATCGCCACCTCCAAGTTTAGACAATGGCACTTGATGTGCTACCAGGATATCATCACGGTTTTGCTTACGATACTCTTTAAATGAGCCGTCCTGTATACCGTCTTCGATGGGCTCCATTTTAAATTCAACTTTATTATTTTCGCTATCACCTGGAAGTGGAATATATAGCGTTCTGTGAGACTGCCCCCTGAGACTTGTTTGTAAGAATCTAAACATCTTGTCTTCTGCATCTCCAGAAAGTTTCGCACCCTTTAATGTTACAACATATCGTGGAACTGCTTTGTTTGCAAAATAGTCAATATTGTATTGTGAAGCGAGAGAATCTCCATGTAGTGAGTTTATAGCCGACATGATGTCTGGCACTCCGTAAAATGTGTTTAGAGGCGAGTACTGCTTAAAGTGGATGATTTCATTTGGTCTAGCATCTGTGGTTAGTGGGTTCTGATTTTTTGCTCCAAAGTTACGGAAGTAAACAATCTTGTTTCCAATGATCTGTACATAGCCATCTTTTATTCTTCTTACTCGCATCGTTGTTGCTGGTATATGTCCAACGTATCCAATTTCTCCACGAGTTGTTCTGCCAATTTCTAGGTAGCCATTTCCTGTCGACTGAAGGTCTGTATAAACCTTTTCCATTGTGGCTGTAAAAGAGTCATCATCATTAAGAGACTCTAGCCAGTCACGCATTTCAATCTTTGCTCGTTCAATTCTTTTTCTTGCTTTTTGTGTTGCGCTGTTATCCTCTGACGCTTCAAGTCTCATCATAGTTCTTGGAGAAACCTTAAACTCATATCCAAGTCCAACAATATTTTCAACCTTGGCATCAATTGCAGCGTGGTTTGCAAATGATGTATCGTAGTAGTTTGCTAATTCATATAGGTTCCATGGTGGTGTAATTACATCAAACATTCCATAACCATTTACATATACTAGGCCTGGGTTTATTTCTTTTGACTGTGCTCCATCAATACCGCTTTTTCCAGCCAGCGCTGCAGTTGTATATTGTGTAGTTGGCTCAACCATCTTGGTTGACATTCTACTTGTACGTCTTTTAAAGTTTGCATCTAAACCATCTAAAGTTTTTAATGTTTCCCAGTTGCCGTTAAATGGATCTGACTTTGCAAAGGTATCGTCTTTCTTTGCTGCTTCATCAATCCTTGCACCAATTTCGTATTCGTTATCTTCCATGATTAATCCTCGTCACCATACTTGGCAATTGTGTCCTTTGCTGCCTGTACAGCACCAAGGTCATTTAGTGATGGAATTAGGCCTGCCTTTAGTCTATCTACTTGCTCAGAATATTCTTCTTCTGAAACCCTTGTCAGTCCTGGAACAAATACACATGTTCCGTCTCCTGGATCTCCGTAGTACATTGCAGTCTTTTTTAGTTCTGCAATTCTAGAAATATCGTTCTTATCTGAAGGTATATTAAGAACAGAACCATTGCCATCTGTAAACCACTTACCATTAGCCTTTTTGTATACATAAAGACCCCAGTCGTAATTCTTTTCAATTACCTGTCGTCTAACATTCTTTACAATTGGCTGACCAGTTTTTGGGTCTATTAGTGAATCCATATCCATAAGTATACCACATCATACTGGATCTTGTACGAACTGATTCCAATTTACACCTGTAAACACTGTGTATGAGTACTCACCAAAACTAACAGGGCGCTCATCATCCACAATTATCTTGTTTGTTCCAGTGTAACTCTTATAAACATCTGAAGGATTTACTCCATAATAACTTGTTTCTGACAAAACAAGCACCTTATTCCAGTTAAATGAACCACTATCCCAGAACTCCCAATCAAGTTCGTAGGCCCCAAGAACCTTTACTCTGAACCATGGTCTTTCTGCTATGTTCTGAACTTCCTGAAGGTTCGTAGACTGGTAGTAAGAGATGCTGTTAAACAGTAGTGGGCCAGTCAGTCTTACTGCTCCCTCAAAAAAAGAGAAGTTCAAACTGCTAGAGAAGTTGATTCCAAGAAATCCCCATTCTTGTAGTGTCAGAACAGGCTCTTTTACTATCTTTCCGTTCCAGTAGAACCCAATACCATTTTGGACCAGACCTGTCTTTGCGTCTATTGCATAAACCTTTGCTCTTCTTCCAGATGGGTCACTAGCAACCATATAGAATTTTATGTATGAGTCTTTGCTTTCTATTTCAAATATCTGTGTCGGAGCATATGGGAAATAGTCACCATCAAACCTAACTGCCATCTGCATGGCAATAACCTTGAAACCTTCAGCCCTGCTTTCATTTACAGGAATTGCAAGACCTCTATTAATAAGTGGATCATACTTTCCCTTTAATTGAATACCGCTGGTTTTTGTCAAATACAAATATGGAGATGAGCCAGTATAAATTGCAAAAGGATTATTCTTTTTAAAGTTATAATAAATTCCAGTCTTAGTATAAGGATATACAGATGCACCAAACCTTGTCCCGATTGGACTTGCATCTGATTCATTTAATGCCTGAGATGCATAAGAAAGTTTTTTGATTGCAACATTGTTTATTTGTGAATTTTTTACATTTATCTCGATGTGTGTGACAATAGACAAATCATTAAAGTCTACACCTGCTGGTGGATATATAATCATATTGTCTACAACCTCATACTTTGTTGTCATCCAGTCTGAGCCTGGAATCAGTATTCCATCTCTTGAAGGTCTTTCTGTTTTTGTAAAGTAGAAGTATGTCTGGTTTGCACCCAACTCCGTATACTGAAAAGTTATATAGGTTTTTACAACTGCCCCGTCTGTGTCATATCTGTAGTCTTTTGACACTTTGTTCTTTAAATCATCATAGTCATTATATCCTGTAAACAAATAATTGTCCAAGGATGTGTAAGTTCTTTGAACTGGAACACCGTACTCATTTGCTAATTCTGCGTATGTCCAAGTTTCTGGCTCTGTTTCTATAGCAATTGTTTTTGATGGTATCGGATAGTCAACATTAAACTGAATAAAATCAAGATCAAAATATTGATCGCCTCGTTTATCAAGAACAGACTCAGCAAAATATGTCAGTGGCAGTTGGTCTTCCCAATACGCACTTGCAGCGACTGTTAGTTTGTATGTGTTAAAAACTGTTTCTGGAAGAATAGTATAACTTGCAACATGATCCAATAGGGAGTCTTCGTCAAGGACTATAACTCCACCGCCAGAAAGTGCTCCGTTGGCTGTGTCTGTTATTCCTCCATATGGTGGCATAGATGTCGTGTCTATTCCTCCATCTATATTAATCAACTGATTGTTTTGATAGACAGCAAAAAGATCCTCGTTCCAAATTGGAACTCCTATTTCATTAAACAAAGACCCAATCTTCTGAAAATTGTGTGCTGTAGATAGGCCAATATTGTAAATCTTTCCAGTGAACGTAGACAAACCATTTTTGTCTCCACCAACATACATTCTTAGGTCTGACAAAGAGCCGAAGAAATCTGATGCTGGATTTCCAAACCTTGAAACAAATGCTGGAATGTTTATACCAACATCAACAAGTTCTCCTGGTTCGGCAACAAGTGGAGAATAGACTGTCTCTTCTGTTCCTCCGTAGTTAATTTTATAAGATATTTGGTTATTTAGTACCTGTATAACAAAATAACTATTTGTATTTTCTTTTTCAATTCTAAAAAGTGTTTGGATAGACCCTGAATTTTCTGGCAACTTAAAACATCCGTAAAAAGCAGAAACTGGATCTTTCATAAAAGCAAAGTTTTTAAAGAAAAGGTATCCCGAAATAGAGTTCCAAGAAGAGTCTGGCCTAAAGGAAAAGAAGTCTTTCGTGTCAGATTGCTGAACTGTTTTGCATGCAGAGAAAAGTTCTTTCTCTGTTCTTGAAGAGAGAACAACTTCTGGAAGAGGGTATGATTCAACAGAAAGCGACCTATTAGCAGTAGATACGTTATCTCCAAAGCCCTGGCTCCATGAACCTATCTTTGGATATGAATAATTCGAAGTGTAGTCTGCAAAAGAGTAGTCAATAAAAACAGATGTGCCACTGTATGCCGTATTAATGTTTTCTGGAATATCAACACCTTGGCCGAACACAAATCTTCTTTTTGCAACTGATGCCGAAACCGTGTACGGGTATATTCCAACGCAATCAATTTCAATTGGATACACATCTTCATATGCGTAGAAGCCTATCCAGTCTTGATCTTTGTCATCGCTTAGCATATCTGGCAAAACAAGTTCTTCTGTCAAGTAACTTAAAGATATAACTTCCTGTCCATTAATAAGTAAAGATGATCCATTTTTTCCAACTCTTAAATGAACAAGCATTGGCCTGGTCCACTCTCCAACATAGTAAGTACTATACTGTTCTCCTATTTTTAAACCTATAGATGGGCCATCAACATATATTCCATCCTCTGATGCAATTGGTCCGATTATTCTTTTTCTATCGTTGCTATACGAATTTACTCTAAGCCAAGTTTCAAGCGTATACTGCCTAAATCTTCCAGCCTCATTTAAAAACCCTACTCCAGGAACTATTAGAGATGGATTTTCATTGTTTGGATACATCGTTGTTAATCCAGAAGTTCCATAGACAATTGGTATACCTGAATTTTTTGCCTTAAGCATGTTATCAGAAACTAAATAATAGCCATCTAACTCTTGCAGACCATAGCACTTAGCGACAACACCTTTTTGTGCAGCAATCGATATCGTTGACGGAATGTCTACTGCCTCAACACCAAGTGATGCTGAAGCAAACTCTTCTGACCACTGACCAAGACTTAAACCATTTACTAAAAATACATCTTCTGTTTCTGAACCGCCAATAAAATTAATTTTAAAAACTATTCTTATTTTTGTATCATCTGGTGGTGTGTCAAATGTTTCTGATATAAAAATCCAATTGCTGTTTATAACTGTGTCGTAATTTTTGAGATGCGTTATGTCTTGTCCGCTTGTTGTATCTGTGTACTGGTATCCAATTTCAAAACCAGCAATATATGCGCTTTCTGAGTAAAAATATGCTCCTACTGAAAATGTTCTAAGGTATTCATTAAAATCCCTTAGATCCATTATGTCATCGCTTATTGCTGTTATCGAAGCAAACTCATTTGTCGTTGGTGTTGCAGTTATCTTTCCTACATAACTACCAATAAATGGTTCATCTACTGACTCAGGATAGTCTTCATATGTACCGCCAACTATTGTCCAATTTGATAGGTTTCTTTGAGATTCTGAAATTAAAGAAATATAATCTGCTTTATCATCCAATGCCCATAGCCCAGTCGGATGCTCAGCAAAGACTTTTTCGGCATATAGGTTTGATGGATTAGACATTATAAGTCTATTTTACCACAGAAGACTACTTGTTTACTTTAATTTCACAGTAGTCTGTAGTGCAGTACATCTCTCCTTGAGCCTCAAGATTTTCTGCTCCATCATAGATAGCAGCAAAGTCAATATGCTTCAACTTGCCAATATAGGACTCATATTCTTCTTCAGTAATCTGAGTGTATGGCTGCTGAGGATAAACAGTATTTCCCATTGGAAGGAATGATACTGCTTTCAGTTGTCCCTCATACATATGAAGTGCTGGAACAACATGCTTTGACTCTGTTTCTTTATCAAATGAAAGTGTTACAGAGACACCATTGTCAGACCAATACTTTTGAGCAGTTGCAGCAAGTGCAATCTTTTCAAATAGGGTTACATCCTTTTCAGATCTTGGATGACCTGACTTGATTGGGAAGTAAACTACTGATGTGTTTGCTGATACTACGTCGTCTTCAATTGTGTACCCCGCTGCTTTGAACAAGTGCATCATTGGATCTGTATTTCCAAATCGAACTGCACGAAGGAAGAAGTTTCCTCCAGGTCCCCAGTGAACTCCAGGCGTTGCGCCAGAAAGAATTGAAACTGATCCTGATGGCTTAACTGTTGTTACACGAATTGATTCACGAACACATAGCCATTCTGAATACTGATGGTCATAGTGACGGATCTTATTGTATCCCTCATCCATCCACTCACGAACAACTGGCAAACCCTTTTGATCTGCAAATGATGCAATACCTGTAAGCGATGTACCAATACGACGGTTACGTTGCATAATACCGTTTGTTTGTGGCCAGTGTGTTGGAACAAGCGTCACAGTCTTTCCATATAGGTATGCAAACTTTAGGGTACGCAGGAAGTCTTCCTTAGATTCATGGCGATTCAAGTGCACTTCTACAAGTGTACATAATTCGTATGATTCCAATGGCTGCTCCGCACATGGGTTGAATCCCATCACACGATAATCTTTACCGTCTGGCGCATCCTTTAGTCGTCCATAATTACGAGCAACATCAAGCCAGATAAAACCTGGTTCTCCGTTTTCTGTAATTAAATCTACATAATCTTCATACTTTGTTCCTACTTCTGCTGAAATAGAATTGTTTGACATCCAAGCCCAACCTGGATTTTCTGGATCAAATGAGTTACGCTCTGGGAATAGTTCTGAATTCTTTAGATTCATGAACGTTTCATCTCCTGCATTACCCAAAGCGAGTGTTGCTGATCTACGAACATTGCCCGATACCACGCAGGTGCCAATAAGATTTACTAAGTCTACAATGGCACGAGAATCTAGTGTTTCTCCGCCTCTGGAGCCTATTACACGGTCTATCTGGTCATGCAACTTGATAAGAGGTGCAGGTCCTGATGCAACGCCTCCAAAGCCCTTGATAGGTGCTCCAAGAGGTCTAATCAAATCATAGTTAAACTTCTGAATGCTCTGGTTTGGTCTTAAGTATGAGTTTATTAGAAGTCTAACTGACTCTACCCAGCCTTCACGAGTGTCTGGGATTTCAAAGATCTGCTCTGGCTCAGTTGGGGCATAGATTGAGAAATTCTTATCCTGTCCCACTGTATCAAACCCTACACCAATACCAAGCATCAATGCGTCCATAACCCAAGCAAATAGGGCTCCTGGATCATTCTTGTCAAGATCCTTTGTTGAGACCATTGCACAGTTTTGAAGTGCTGCGGAGTTCTTCTTCTCCATAGTCATTGGCGTTCCAAATGCCCACATGCCTCGTCCTGGAGGTGTCCACTTTAATTCAAACATTCTTTGAAATGCTTCTTGTGCAGACTTCTGAGCCTTGTAGTCATTCCATGGCAAACGGTTTTCTTTAGCATGATTCTTCTGTACTGAATACATACCCTCGATTACACGACGACAAACTTCGTGCCATCTCTCCTTAGTTCCATCTTCCTTCATGCGAGAATATGTACGAATAAAAGTAATTTCCCCAAGTGAATTTTCTGCTGCATCCTTAAACCCAAATGGGCTTTCCTGGTTCTTGTACTTTTCTACAAAGTCCTCTGGAAGTCTAAAACTAAAAAAATCTGACATGTGTATCGTCCTTTCAAAAACGGAATAGTCTTAAGTATAGCAGAGTTTTTAAAAAAGTAAAACTCTGCCTAAATCTATTGTTGAGAGTTTTACTTAAAGGTTTTCTTTTGCCAAAACTTTAGTCTATAGCCGTTTTGGAAAGTAGATCGAACCTTATTGCTTTGTTCTTCTATTTTTTTTATTGAAAAGTTTTTATTTAACTCCATTGTCCATTCTTCTCTTTTAAATGGAAATACTTGAAACATTGGAGTCCCTTGCTTAATTGTTCCCTTGAAATTCTTTTTTACCAAGAATGACAAGTGACCATCAGTAAAGTAGTTGTCAGTATCGACAATAGCGTCTATAGCCTTTAATGGTGATGGGCTTTGGTGGATGGGGTTTGTAAATAGTGTGCTGTATCCCTCGTCGGTTTGAACCATCCAAGTAGGATGAATTCTTAAAATTTTACTGCAGTATATATCTTTATCTATGGGAAGATGGGATACCTGTTCTGCTGAATGCTCACTTATAAGTAGAGAATGATACTTATTCATTGCAGCAGGAAGTTGAACGTTTAGATTTCCATCAGTTGTGTCTATATATATATCACATGGAACTTTTAAAATATATCCCATTGCCATAGCGTCAAAAAAGGCTTGACACTTTTTTACAGTAAGCCTCATAATCCCTCTATCAGGAATATCACTTCCTGAAATTGCTGGCTGCTCTTTGTACCATGTAGGAACATTTTTTGTGCTCTGTTCTGGCTCTGGAACAACATTTAACAACTGAGGATACATTTGAAGAAATCTAATAGTATTCATAATTCCCATTCTTTTACTTATAATTATATCACAATAAAAGCCTTAGCATTTTACTGTTTTACAACTTAACCATACGCCATATGCCTACATAGAATCTAGAACATGTTTTTAAAATTAAAACATATTAAGATATTACTCTGGTGCAGACTCTGTATCAGGTAGTGGGTAATCTATTTGATATCCATCATAGACTAGATTATTTTCTGTAAAGAACATGTCTAGGGGTTCACAGTTAATAGAAACAACCTGATGATCAATTTCTGTTATAACTAAATCAACTATGTCAATCCAAGCATTTGTCTTTGTAGACCATAACTTATCTGTAGTCAAAAGGTTTGCAGACAAGATCATCTGAGCAACACCATCTCTTTTTGCAAGCATGTGGTGTGTTCCTGAGTATGTCTCATTTTCTATCATTACAGAAACTGTTGCATTTGATAGACCAATACTCTTAACTGTTGTTATCTTATCTGGTACGATTGTAAGATTTTCTGTATTATTTGTCCAGGCTAACATCTCTTCCTTAGTAAACGACATCCCTAGTCCAGGAACATCTGCTGAGATAAGGGTGTCTCCTACTTGAAGATCTGCTGCCTGTACGTATCCGTTTGTAGTCAAGATCAAAGTTTCTGGACCAACTGAGTAAGCACGAGGTCCTCCACCGTAAGCACCAAATGCACCAAAGGCACCGAAGGCAGAGAATGCTCCAAATGCACCAAATGCACCGAAGGCATTAAATGCACCAAAGGCACCGAAAGCGCCGAAAGCAGCAAATGCGCCGAAAGCGCCGAAAGCAGCAAATGCGCCGAAGGCTCCGAATGCACCGAAGGCACCGAAAGCGCCGAAAGCACCAAATGCAGAGAATAGAGTTGTAACAGATCCTGATGCAGCAGATGTTGCGGATGAACCACAAGCATTATCTGCACGGACTGTATAGGTCTGTGCTGTTCCTTGTTCTTGAGAAACGTTTACA